TATTACATGGAGAAGGAATTCCCAGCCGACATCTATGTGATCACGACAGCTAAGAAGAGAGACAGTCTTGAGTGGGAGGGTGAGGCGGCTAAATTCGGAATCAGCACCGATCCTCGCTTCTCCCCTCAAGGTGTCAAGATCGTAATCGACTCCTGGAACAACGTCTCCAAATACGAGGATGTTGAGGATGCTTTCTTCATCTTCGACGAGCAACGAGTGACTGGTAACGGAGCCTGGGTCAAGTCATTCAAGAAGATCGCTAAATACAACCGCTGGGTCTTGTTGAGTGCGACTCCTGGTGACACATGGATGGACTATATTCCAGTCTTTGTCGCGAACGGCTTCTACAAGAACTCGACGGAGTTCAAGCGTGAGCATGTCGTCTATGCGCCATATTCTCGTTACCCGAAGGTGATGAGATACACTGGCACAGCGACACTTGAGAAATACCGTAACATCGTCTTGGTCGAGATGCCGTTTGTCAAACACACAGAGAGACATCTGAGGTATTTACATGTCGACCACGACAAGCAGTTGTTCAAGAAGGTGTATCTCGAGAGGTGGAATCCGTACACCAATCAACCTCATGCGAATGCTGCTGAGATGTTCTACACCATGCGAAGATGTGTCAACAGTGATCCGTCGAGAATCGAACAGATTCGTGAATTGCTGAAGACGCATCCCAAGTTGATCGTGTTCTACAACTTCGATTATGAGCTCGACATGCTACGTGAGTTGTGTGACGAAGTAGAGGTTGCGGAGTGGAACGGTCATCGTAAGCAGCCCATCCCAAACGCGAAATCATGGGTGTTTCTCGTTCAGTATCAGAGTGGTGCTGAGGGATGGAATTGCATTGAGACAGATGCCATGGTGTTCTATTCACTGACATATTCATACAAGAATTTTGAGCAGGCGCAGGGTCGTATCGACCGGCTGAATACGCCTTTCAAGGACTTGTATTATTATGTGTTGGTGTCTAATTCAATCATCGATCGAGCCGTCAGAGATGCCTTGAAGGACAAGAAATTGTTCAACGAGAGGACCTGGTTGGAGGAAAATCCGGAGTTCGGAATCGATCTTTTGAACGGTTTGATGGGTGTTTGAGATGTCAAAAATCTGTCAAAAATCTGTCAAATCCTGAAACGTCTTGAAAAAGGTGTGAAAATTGGGTCAAATTTGGGGTCGTTTTGAGGGTCTTGAGGGGCCTATCGAAGGGGTCAAATTTGGGTGATTTTCGACCAAAATTTTGGATGTTTGGAGACGTTTTCAGGATTTGACAGAATTTGACAGAGGAAAAAAGGGTGTATTTAGGGGCCTTGTTAGAGTAAAAATGTGCTCTGACCTGGTCTTTTGTTGTTTTCAAAAAGTAAGTATAATGTCCTGTCAAATTTTTCAATTTTTGCTCAAAAACTTGCCAAAAATTTCATAGGTTTATACTTATTCTGTACGCGCGAGAAAAAAATAAGTATAATGTCCTATAATTTCTAGGAAGTTTTTTGACTTTTTTCGAGATTTTTGACAGGACATTATACTTAGTCTTTTCGAGGCAGAAAGAGGAGGTGAAGAATGGAAGAAAGATGGGTTCTCATTCAAGGCTTTCCGAACTATATTTTGAGCAACTATGGTGAGGTCGTCAGCGAGAAGAGTAGACGTCTGATCAAGCCGAGTAGAACCAAACAGGGTGCACTCAAGGTTGGGTTGGTGTTGGATGGGGAACAATACACAATGTCCCTCAAGGTGTTGGTTGCTACACACTTCGTTGAGGGTCAGACTGATCTGTTCAATACGCCGATTCAATTGGATAACAATCAAGAGAACGTGAGAGCAGACAATTTGGTTTGGAGACCTCGTTGGTTTGCTTGGAAGTACAAGCGTCAGTTCGAGGATATTCGTCGTTGGTTGTTCGAAACAAAGTACATCGATCTTGAGACGGGTCAAGAGTACAAAACAATGTTCGACATCGCAACGGCTAATGGGTTGTTGTGTAGAGACGTAGAGAAAGGCATCATCACACATCAGCGCATCTTCCCGACATGGCAAGAGTTCAGGTACTACAAGGACATGTAAAATAAGTATAAACCTAAAAATAAGTATAATGTCGTCGCAGAAACTGCGGGTATAATAGAAGGGATAGAATGCCTTTCTTGTGTTTTGTTTTTTCTTAGGATGGTTATATGCGTGAAAACAAATACCAGAGCGATTTGATCAAGAAGATCAAGAAACTGATTCCTGGATGCGAAGTCCTCAAGAATGACGCTCAATACAAACCAGGCATTCCTGACCTTACTGTGTTCTATGGTGAACGATGGGTTATGTTAGAAGTGAAAGTATCGGCAGATGCTCCTCAACAGCCCAACCAAGAACATTATGTTCGTGTTATGAACGACATGTCTTATGCTGCCTTCATTCATCCCGATAACGAAGCGGAGGTCTTGCATGAAGTTCAACGTGCACTCGGCATTGGCCGGGCAACACGCCTTTCTAAGTCCAAGTAATTATCATTGGATCAATTACACGGATCAGAAACTTCAAGCTCGCTATATTTCAGCTATGGCTGCTCGCAAAGGCGTAGACCTTCATGAGTATGCTCAACGTGCTATCTCTCTTGGGATCAAGCAGGCACGTACAAAAGAAACTCTGAACATGTACATCAACGACGCAATTGCGTACAAGATGAAAACGGAGCAAGTTCTATTCTACTCCTACAATTGCTTTGGTACTGCAGACACTATTTCTTTTCGAAAAGGAATGCTCCGTATTCACGATCTCAAAACAGGAATGCATAAAACCTCACATCATCAACTTGAGGTGTATGTTGCTTTGTTCTGTTTAGAGTACAGTGTTTCTCCGTATGAAATTGATGTTGAATTGCGAATTTACCAAAACAATGAAGTTTTAGTTCATACTCCCGATCCAGAACAGATTCTTCGAATCATGGATAAGATCATTTTGTTTGATCAACAAATCGAGCAAATGAAGGAATATGATCTATGAGGTTGTTCTCAAAGGTTTATCAAAGGAGGTGGTGCCAATATGATCATTACTGAAGACGAGTATCTTGCTCACTATGGAATTCTTCGCCGTAGTGGTCGTTATTGACCCCTGGGGATCTGGTGGACCTGAAAGAGTTTCTACAAACCCCAACAAGCGTAACAAGCAATTCACAGACTATGTTGATGGCCTTCGTAGAGATGGACTGACAGAAGTCGAGATTGCTAAAGGTATGGGTATTTCTACAACCCAGCTTCGTGCCGCCAAGTCGATTGCTAAGAATGAGCAGAGACAAGCCGATCAAGCGATGGTACAAAGACTCAAAGATAAGGGATATTCCAATGTTGCCATTGGTAAACGTATGGGTATCAACGAGTCTTCTGTTCGAGCTATATTGGCTGCATCTGAAAAAGACAAAGCTGATATTCTCGTCACTACCGCAAACATGTTGAAAGATCAGGTTGCTGAGAAGTCGTATGTAGACATTGGTACTGGTGTGGAACATCATGTCGGTGTCAGCGCTACCAAACTCAATACAGCAGTTGCTCGACTTCAGGAAGAAGGTTATAAAGTCTACTATGTGAAGGTGCCACAACTTGGTACAGGCTTGAACACAACACAGAAGGTTCTTGTTGGACCTGACGTCACGTATTCAGAAGTCTATGCAAATAGAGACAAGATCAAGTTTCCGGGTAGCTTCACAGAAGATGGCGGCCGTTCATATCTTGGTTTACACCCCCCGCTCAAAGTTGACCCCCGTCGTGTCGAAGTGACATATAAAGAAAACGGTGGCGACAAAGCAGATGGTGTTATCTATGTTCGTCCGGGTGTTGATGACATTTCTTTAGGGAATGCTCGATATGCTCAGGTTCGAATTGCTGTTGGTGATGGTCATTACCTCAAGGGTATGGCTATGTACAAAGATGATCTTCCTAATGGGGTGGATCTGATGTTCAACACCAACAAGTCGAATACTGGTAACAAGCTTGATGCTATGAAGAAGATCAGTGATGATCCGGATAACCCGTTCGGCGCTACTGTTCGACAACTCATCAAGCATGATAAAGATGGTAAAGAACAAGTTACTTCAGCTATGAACTTGGTGAATGAAGAAGGTGACTGGTCTAACTGGTCTAAGAGCCTTTCTTCACAGATGCTTTCGAAGCAGCCACCGAGTTTGGCTAAGTCTCAACTTGACATGACGTATGAGAAGCGTCAAAGAGAATTCGATGAAATCAACTCTTTTACTAACCCCACAGTTCGTAAGAAGTTACTCGAGTCCTTTGCAGATGAAACGGATTCTGCAGCAGTCCATCTCAAGGCAGCTGCTCTTCCAAGACAAGGTTCTCATGTCATTCTTCCCATCAATTCAATGCCCGAATCTCAGATCTATGCTCCAAACTATCGTGATGGCGAACGTGTTGTTCTGATTCGTTACCCTCATGGTGGTAAGTTTGAGATTCCGGAACTTACAGTAAACAACAATCATCCTGAAGCTAAGAAACTTCTTGGTAATGCTAGAGATGCTGTTGGTATTCATCATAGTGTGGCTGAAAGATTGTCTGGCGCAGACTTTGATGGTGATACTGTTCTTGTAATTCCTAACAACAGCGGTAAAGTGAAAACAGCGCCGTCTTTAGAAGGTCTCAAGAACTTCGATCCTAAGACTGCGTATCCAGGCTATCCTGGTATGAAGGTTATGTCTGCTCGTACTAAGCAGATTGAAATGGGTGTCGTTTCGAACCTAATCACAGACATGACCATTCGTCAAGCTAACAACAATGAGATCGCAGCTGCTGTTCGTCATTCAATGGTTGTTATTGATGCTGAGAAACATGGGCTCAATTACAAACAGTCTGCTATTGACAACAACATTGCTGCACTTAAAGAGAAGTATCAGGGTGGTGCTAGATCAGGCGCTTCTACTTTAATCTCTAGAGCTACATCAGAGATTCGAGTACCAGAAAGAAAGTTAAGGCCTGCTGCCCAAGGCGGTCCTATTGATAAGGCTACTGGTAAGAAAGTTTATCAAGAGACTGGTGAATCTTACGTCAACAAAGACGGTAAGTTAATTATTAAGACTACAAAGTCTCAACGCCTTGCAGAAACAGATGACGCCCACTCTCTTTCGTCAGGGACACCGATGGAGCGTGTCTATGCTGATCATTCTAACAAGCTTAAGAGTCTTGCTAATCAAGCACGTCTTGCTGCTGTAAACACCCCTTCTTTAACATACTCCCCCTCAGCGAAGAAGGTGTACTCGGCAGAAGTTGAATCGTTGAATGCTAAGCTCAACATTGCTTTAAGAAACGCCCCCCTCGAAAGAAACGCCCAGGTGCTGGCGAACACAATCGTTAAGATCAAGCGTGATGCAACACCTGACATGGATGCCCCCACTTTAAAGAAAGTTAAAGCCCAAGCTCTAAACGAGGCCCGGATTCGAACAGGGGCTAAGAAAGAGCAGATCGTCTTTACAGATAGGGAATGGGAAGCAATCCAAGCTGGCGCAATCTCTGATAGCAAATTGAAGGCCATGCTATCTAATGCTGATCTTGACAGGGTTAGACAATTAGCCACTCCTAGAGAAAACATCTTAATGACATCAACTAAAAGTAATAGAGCTCAATCTATGCTTGACTCTGGCTACACTAGAGCCGAAGTTGCTGATGCGCTTGGTGTTTCACTCTCCACTCTTGATAGAGCATTAACGACCCCAGGATCAGAGTGAAAGGATGAATGATGCTTGAATCAATGCTTACAACAGTTGACAATCCATTCGATCCATTCACAGCATTTGACTCTTGGTATTCATTTGATACCCGTCATGGTTATCACTCCTCGGGTCTGCTAGCAAGGGTGATCAACAGTTCATATGAATTGTCTGACACAGATCAGTCACTTGCTATTGAATTAGCAATTGATGAGATTGTAAAAGAGAATGTTTCTGGTATGCATAAGAAAGTTACTCGAGAAGTTCCAGAAGATTCTTCACAAAACTCTTTAGAGAGTTAGATGATGCTAGGAGGGGGGAGGGGTCTCGCAAACTC